AAGTCGATAAAATAACCATTGAACAATCTAAACCCCGGCAGAAGGGCGCACAACGCGCCACAGCGGCAAAAGAAAAGGCTATTCAGCGGAAACTTGAACGCCTAAAGACTGCATATCTTAACGGCGCGATCCCGCTGGACGAATACAAAACGGATCGCGAACAGCTAACGGAAGAATTAACCGCCTTAAAGGCTTCAGAACCCCGCAAGACTGCGCCCGCCGTCCGTCTTGATAAAGTGTTCACATCGGATTTTGAAACCGTATACAAGGCGTTAAACGCGTCAGAACGGCGCCGCTTGTGGCGGTCTGTAATAAAGGAAATCCGCATGGATGCCGGAAAGAATCTTGATATTATTTTTTTGTGATTTCATGGTATTAAACAACGCTTTCCATTCGGATATTGCTGTTTAGTAGCACAACAAAAAACGCCCCGCGCCGGTAATGACGCGGGGATTTCTTTTTAAAGTGTCCAAACGGTCTGTATTCCGTTTTCGTCTGACCGATAAAGCGCACCCTCATCGGCGTTCCGGGTTGTTTCGAAAAAGTACCAATGATTACTGATGTACTGCCACCCGGTGAGCATATAACCGGCGCGGTCAAAATAATATCTGTGTTTGCCGCTGGCGGATTCAAGGTCTTTCCAACCAATCGCGAAACCCTGATCGGCGTACTCATACCACCAGCGCACACCGTCCGCAGCCTTTCGCCATCCTTCCGCGACAGCAATATCTTTTCCGTAAGCGGGGCGCCCATAACCGGCAATCCTGGCATAATTCACGGGGTATTGTTTCGCGAACACCCCGCCGCCATTGGCCACGACAGAAGAACCGGCGGAAGTGTTGCCCTCGATGGTGTAAACCGTGTCGTTTCGAACATCCACAACTAGCCCGGTATGACAGACTCGACTGTTGTTCTGAAAGAAAATCTGATCGCCGCGTTTCGGCACCGCATACCACGCGCCCATCTTCTTATAAAGGGCGGCACTCTGCACCGTATAATCGTCAAACTGTCCGCCGATCATCTTCCTGGCAGTCGAAACGCCGTAAGCCTTTTGAAAGCACCAATCAACGAAACAATCACACCACGCCGCCGGATAATCCATAACAGCGGGGTAAATCTGATGCATTTCATAGCCGTATTTCGTATAATTCGCGCTTCCGGCGTTCTTCACCTTCTCATAGAGATATTTTAAATCGCCGTTCTTCTTCTCAAGATATCCGATTTCAGATTCCGCCACCGACAGAACCCGCGCAACATCAAAAGCCATATTAGCCCCCTTAACAAAAAAGGGCGGGCAGCTAAAAGCCCCCGCCGGATTTGACATTTTGATTTTACATTTCGCTTTTTATTTTAGTTTTTAGTTGATTATTTGAATTAACCAATTGTTATTTTGGTTTTTAGTTGATTATTCAACTTGATTAATCAACTATTTGCATTCCAGCGCCGGACCGGTGCCGCGCTTTTTCTGCTCGGACTTCTGCCGGGTAAGGAACGCCTCCCGCGCCTGTGCCGGTCCAAGGGCCGGAAGAACAAGATCGAATTCTTCCTGTGTCATCAGTTCAAATTCGGATGTCTTGAACGGTCCGCCGTTCTTAACGCGTTCTTCAAAGTCTGCGCTTCTTTCGGTGATCTTCTCATTAGCCATTGTTCGAACCTCCTTTTTCATCATCCGGGATTATAGTTTCTGATTTCTTTTTCAGTAACTTTTCGGTGACGGCTAACCCATCAATCAGAATTTCCGGCACGTTGTAATCCATTTCTACAAGATTCTCCAAAATGCTTCTGATTTCGTTGACGATTAAGGTTGCAAGGGTAAACCATCCAAGCAACATTAAAAATTCCAGGTTGATCCCAAGGGTATCGCGCCCCAACTTGATGAATAAATCGGGGATCATGAAGGCTATCAGAACGATAACCCAATAGCCGGTCTTTTTGATGATTCCATGCAAACCAACCATTGACGATTCCTTATGCTGTTTGTTAGCCCTTCGCCACCCGGTGATCCAGTCAATAACATTCAGAAGCAAATACCCGGCGAACAAATACCAATAGATACCAAATATGGCGCTAAAGACGGCAACCGCTGCGCCTAAAAGCATATTGTAATGATCGATAAAATCGAATTCCATGCGGTCATTCTCTCCTAGTTATTTTTCAGCCATTCAGCGACATCATCCCGCCACAGATGCGGCACATCGGCAAGTTTCCACGGTTTGCCGGTTTTGGGATTGATTGCACCGTTTTTAATTCTGATTCCGTAAAATCTAACCATCTTTTAACCCTCCATCATATCGGACACAGCGCCGCCCAAATCGTCAATAGCTTCATCCTGTACGCCCTGGGATTCTTCCAGCGCAGCCACGCGCAACTCTAACGCGGACGGCTCATAAAGGCTGATTGTCACGGTCACGGATAAGCCGTCTTCGTTTGTTGCTCTGGTGGGCGCACCGGAAAGCAGAAGCCCGGAATATTCGCCGGTGATGATTTCCGCGCCATCTTCGCCGGGCTGACTAAACTTGATTTCGCTTACGTTATCCGGGGTGCATTTCTCGCACACAAATAACGCGTTAGCTTCATTGGTGGCAACGTGGACGATGTGGCCCAGGCTGGCGCCCTCATCAATTTCGATCCGGGTGCCGTCTTTGAATGTCATCCAATTCATAGGATCATCTCCTTTCAAGATGGGTTAACGGGTTATATTGAAGTTGTTTTAAAGTTAGTTCGTTAAATGATGCTAAAGCGGATAGAATATTTACAAACAACGAATATACCGCAACATTTACAGGCCCGAAAAATGTTTCACTACTTCCGCAAGCCAAAGAATATTTCATCCTTGTCAAAGGTGCATCGGGGTATTATTCCTTGTACTTGCCGAGGGCAATTATAGAAGCAACCCCTAACACCCAATCATGGTATTTGAATGGTTGGTATTATAGCTCATCCAGTAATGCGTATGGCTTCGTCACAAAGAGATCGAATGACTCAATAAATGTATGCACGCTGTTTGAAAATGGTGTAAACGTGTCGGCATCCGCCGTGTGCAGTATTTACTGGAGATAAAATAGCTATTTATCGATAGAATATAAGGCCTTTCACGGAAGCAGAAACATTTTGCCCATTTTCAAAAAGCGTTGCAATTTTTATCGACGAATTGGAGTTTTTCGTCACAAAACCGTATGAATTTTGCGATGTACTATAATACCAACCGTTAAGATAAAATGACTGTGTATTAGGAACTGCTTCGTAAACTGCCCTAGGAATGTACAAGCTATAATAACCGGAATTTCCTTTTATATAGATGTACAAGTCTTTGTAATCCGTCGAAGTTGGAAGTGAAACATTGGTTTGTCCCGTGAACTCAGCATAGTTTGTGTGAGTCCAAGTTCTCTTACTGTCAAGGGTAGCAACATCCTCATTTGTGGATGCTAAAGCATCATTTAGCGCCTTACCCTGTGCAGCCGAAAGCGGCTGTGTTGTGCTGGTGGATGTCAAATTATTTACGACATCGGAAATGTTAAGTTTGCTGTTTAACGCGCTGATTGTGCTGTTGAAAAACTTAATGATCTTGCCGAATACCGTTGATCCGGTTTCGCCTACTGCCGGGATCGGGAAATCTGCGCTCTGTGCCGTGATGGTATCAAGTGTCAGCGCGCCCATTCGGGTCGTCTGTTCGCCTGGTTTTCCCTGGGGGATGACAAAATCTAAAACTGCATCCTGTTCGGTTCCGCTGTTGATAACTTGTGCTGTGTTGCCGTAAGCGGTTGTGGATACGGTTCCGACGGTAATGGTTGCCGCGTCACCCCGTGGCCCCTGTGAACCTGTCGCGCCGGTGTTGCCCTGGGGGCCTTTTACGTTACCTAATAAGATATCAGCCATTTATTTACGCTCCTTCCGGGATAACATAATAAAGATTTCCGGTTTCCGAATCGTAACGGAAATTTGACGCCGTTAATTCATCGTCGTTATAATGCGCCCACAAATCGCCGTTCGCATCGACCGACAGCGCAAACATTCCCGATGTCTGCGTGTAAACGCCGCTTGCACCAGTCGCGCCGCGTGGAATGCCAAAGGTTATAACGCCGGTATTGCTGTTATATGATGCCGTCGCGGATGCTCCCGCCGCTAATGTCGTAGCCGTCGCGCTTAAGTCGTTAAGCGTTGCCGCCGCCGTGTTTGCCGCTTGCGCTGCCGCGTTCGCGTTGCTTTTAGCGGTTTCGATGCTGTTATATGTCTGCTCAACATTGCTGTTATAGATGGCGGCGTTATCTTCAGATTCTTTCGCCGCCGCCGCGCTTGCTACTGCATCATCGCGGGCGGTAAGTGTGGTTTCGATGTATTCGGCAAGGTTTGCGGCTATATCAATAGCCTGTTCAATCAGAGGGATCGTTGTTTCGGAAATGACCGAATCGTCATGCAACGGGGCCTCTTCCACGCGCAGAATGAAATTCAGCGTTCCGACAATCTCGGAAGCTGTCCTCACCCTAAGTTCACAAACCACATCACCCGCCAGCGGCACCATTTGCTGCTCACAATTGCAAATCGCCGTGTTGCCGGATGTACTAGCCGCCGCAAACGAAAAAACATTGCCGTCCGGCTTTAAGCCATTAAAAAGAACCGCCGCGTTATTTGGTATCGCGAACGGTTCATTCCCTTTGTAAAGGTTAAATATAAAAGCGTTTAGCTGTGTTTCGTACTGGTTGACATGCACGACAGGCGGAACGCCCGACGGAATCATGTTTAAATCAATAGTCTGCTGATACATTTATTCGCCTCCTCCGCTTGCGTTCGCCAGGTCATCAAGGGCATCATAGATATCATCTATCGTTTCGCCTACGCCCCAATAATGCGTTCTGCCTTCAAAAATTGAATTGTTTAGATATAACTCTTGCGCGTATATATCCCGCTTATTGATTACCACGCCGTAAGCAGAAAGCACATCCTCCGGGTCACTCAGATTCGGATCGCTTCCGTCCCATCCGGCCCAAAAATGGAAATCTTCATTATCACCGATTCCAAAACTCTCATCATTACCAGCTAAATAATTGCCCGCGTCCGTGTGGTAGGTGTAAAGGCCGCCGATATATACAGATTCTTCTGACGCGACAAATTCGCCGCCCTTCGCCCGGATTGTCGAACCTTCAATCGTTGAACCGGTGATATCGCCGGAAAACTTCGCGCCCGCTGCCGTCATGTTGCCTTTAGCGTCAACCTTGAAATTCTGCCCGATATCAATGGTTGATGCCGTGATAGCGCCGCTAAATTTAGCACCGGTGGCGGTCATTGTGCCGTCGTTCTTAACTTCAAACTTTGAACCGATCTTGATTCTGCCGCCCTCGATTGAACCCTCATACACGTTTAAGCCGTTCGGCGTGAGCTGCGCAAGGGTGCGCCCGGATGCGTTATACAAGTACATTCCGCCGTGATTAATCGCAAGTAAAACTTTCTGCGCGGAATCAAAGAACCTTAAGCCGTCTTTATTCCATTGTCCAAGCGCTTTTCCGGCAGAATCCAAAATTTCGAAATCGCCGTAAGCGTTATTGACGCCGCCTAAAGCAAAATGTCCGTCAATCGTCCAGCTCTGATAGAACGGGCCGTTGTAACCTGTCGAACTAAAGCCGATGCCGTTGGTGTTAATCCTTAGTACGTTCTTAGCCAATGCCACGTTTTCATTGTCCAAGAAAAGAATTTCGTTGGCCCATCCTTCCGAATTCCGGTTAATGATGACATGGCCCCTCAAACCGGCGTTTAAAACGCCTGTAGCGCGGTCTATGCTTGTTCGGGTTTCGTCCACCGTGGGCCGCTGGTTTATCTGCTTCGCCTGGTCTTCAATAGTGCTTGATAACGTGGCGCGGGCATCCCCGATCTTGATACTGTTATATCGGCCCTTTAAGACATCGTATTCCGTTTCGATAACCTTTGCTTTCACGCTGACGCCCAACCGGACGAAATCAACCGTGATAATGTCGCAAAGTTTAACCGTTTCCAAGGGCGCTATATCTTTGTATTCGATGGTGTCCGCAAGGTTAACAAAGGACACATCAACCGACACCGCCGGAATACCGATGTTATTTGCTCTGATATAGCTCTGTGTATACGCTAAAAGCTGCGCTTGTGTCGGGGCGTTCTCCCATTGCTGACTGAAATCTTTAACAACAGTACGATTAAACGGGAAATTCGCCGCCGTGGATGCCTCCACCGGGGCCGAAAGCGTAACCGTTGAATTCTCGGATGTCCAGTAGGGCATGATGCCGGTTATCGTGTTTTCGATGTTGGTTTCTTGTTCCAGGTCAATTATATTTTTGCCGTACCTAAGGACAACGCCGCGATCCGCGCCCCTGTTGGCGTGTAAAATGCAGTTATAACCGTTCCATTCCCATTCTGCGCCGTTTCCGTAAACATCAATGATAGACCCTTGACGGCCTCCAAGATATGACCGAATGGACGCCGGAAGCGGCACCGCAAAAGATGAATTGCTGTTAAAGTCTGCCGATAACGTAAACGGGCAAGGCTCTAACGCCATCGATTTAAACGCCGCCAGCGCGCCCGCAAGGGATGACGCCGAAAACGGCTTGAAGGGGATAAAGGACAACTGATAACTGATATGACGGCAGCTAACCACCAGCCGCCCCCCGATGCCCTTTGATACCTTATAGACCCGGAACGGCTGCAAGGTTGCCCCCTGCGCCGGTTCCGCAACAATGATCGCGCTGTTCACCAGTTCGGAAGCATGGGCGCCGTCTATGGGGTATTCAAGCTCTAATTCATAAACCCCGTTACGCTCTTCTGTGACCGTGCAAGAAATAGCATCCGACAGCCGCCCGATTCCATTTGTGTTAAATGTTGTTGATCTCGGACTAAACAAAATCGGAATCATTTTATAACCTCCACCAACGCGGCGTTATTTCAAGCGTTGTTATTCCGCTTTTGCTGATGGCGTTCAATCCCGGCGCGATTGTCGGGAATTCGCCGTTTGTTAAAACAATGTTGCCGTTGCAATTGGTGGCGCCCTTGAAAGCATCCATCAATTCGCAATCTATATCGGTGTACTGGTTCGCCGCCGTTATCTGCACCGTTACCCCGTTAATCGTAAATGTTCCGGTGCCGTATGCCCGAATAAGGGGTTTTGATGCGTACAAAGTCGGATTGTATATACTGCCGTTTCCGGCAAAGGTTACGGGGATTTCGCCAGCCTTTAAAAATCGCTGTGGCTTAAAATCGAATTCAACCTTTAGGGACGCGCCCACATGATCCGATTCGTCAACCTCCATACTTACAAACCGCGCAAGCCGGAATTCGTCCGGGTGTAAGTTGTCATCAAAGCGGAAATATCCGATCTTGCTGCCCAAATACGCCCGCAATCCGGCTATGTTCTTTTGCATATCGCGCCGGATATAACAAGTTAATTCCGCGCTGAAATTCTTATACCGCCCGTTATCAAGCGTTATTGTTCCGTTCTTTCCTGGAATCTCGACCGTATCAATATCTCTTTCCGGCGCATCAAACAGATTCCCCGTTGCAATGTACGTTTCGAAATCCGTTGAATTCTTCCCGTCAAAAGTAAAATAATACCGAATCATCCGAATACCGCCTTTTTGCTGTCAATCCGGCCCGCGATCCGCTGTTCAATGATATCTACCAGTTCTTCGGCGCTCTGTCCGGGTGCCTGGTATACGTTAATAGCAAATCCGCCGTAATTGTAACTTGAACCGCCAACGGCTCCCGGTAACGCGTTAGACATGGCCCGCAAATCGTTCGCAATCCGTTTTTCGGGGGTTTCATCCTCAAAGCCTAATACCATACCTTCCGCCATCATGGCGCCGATTTCATTTCGGAACAGCTTTGACGGGGATCCGATTTTTAAGAAACTCTTTGCGGCATCAAAAGCCGATTTTGCCGCGCTTACTGCCGCATCTTTGATAATGCCCGCGCCGTTTTTCAGACCCGCCGCAATACCCTTGATAATGTTTAATCCGACTTCGCCCCAATTAACCGTTGTAAACTGGTTTTTAAAGTCATTGATTAACGACAACCCGGCGGAAATAACTTGCGGGATTGCCTGGATGATACCGGCGGCAAGCTTCGCGATTAATTCGATGCCGGATTGTAAGAGCTGCGGCAGATGCTGCGCGATGGTCTGCAAAAGACTTGTTAACCCTTCTGTTATGGCGCTTAAAATGGCCTGTCTGTTCTGAATAAGGCCTTGCGCCAGACTGGCAATCAAGTTAACACCGGACTGCAAGATCTGCGGCAAGTGCGACAGGATGGTATTTAAAAGCTGGTTCATTACCTGGAATGCTGCCGTTATGACTTGCGGGATTGCTTTTGCAAGGCCGCTTGATAACTGCTGGATGCTCTTTGCACCGGCATCAAGCATTTTCGGTAAATTGGTTAAAAAGCTTTCAAGAAACTTATTAGCAACTTCACCGGCTTTTGTGATGATCTGCGGCAACTGGGTTCCGATGCCGTTAATCAGATTCATTAGGAATTCAGTTCCGGCGGTTATCATCTGCGGGGCCTGGGTAAGAAATCCGTTCACTACTTCCAGCGCCGAATTAACCGATTCAGCGGAAAACAGACCCTTGATACTTTCAAACATCCCCATAAACGATTCAAGGATCGCCGGGATGCCGGTTGTTAACAATGTGCTGATGACGGTCGGAAGCGACATGATAATGTTTCCGATCATCGGAATCAGATTGTTAAAAAGGAATGTTCCGACAGACTGAATAAAGGTTGTTAATGCCGGTGCGACACCTTCGCCCAAAGCAAGCGAACCTAACAGATTCGCGGCGGATGCTTGCATAGCTCCAAAGGACCCGGAAAAGGTTTCCGATGCCTCTTGCGCCGCTACGCCGGTTAATCCTAAATCGCCCTGTATTGCATGGATAGCGTCGTACACATCGCCCAAATTGCTGATGTCGTAATGGACGCCGGTTAACTTTTCCGCATCCGCTAGAAGCCTTTCCATTTCGGACTTTGTACCGCCATAACCCAATTTAAGGTTATCAAGCATGGTATAGTTCTGCTTCGCAAAACCGGAATAAGCATTCTGAATTGATTCAATGGGCGTTCCCATTTTGGCGGCGTTATCGGTCATATCCATGATCGCGGTGTTTGCCGCCTCTACTGCTTTAGTAGTATCACCGCCGAAAGCCTGCTTCAGACTCGCGCCAAAAGATACCGCCTGTTCAGCGTAATCATTCGCGCTGATTCCGGCGGCGGCAGCTTGTACGGCGTATTCCTTCGCAGCGCTCGACGCTTCGCCGTAAATCGTATCAAGACCGCCGAACGACTGCTGAAGCTTTCCGCCTTCCTCAATGGCTGACTTTAGAACCGTACCGATTCCGGCGGCAACTATTAATTTTTTAACCATTCCGACAAGGTTAGATCCGAAAGATTCACCGGCAGACTTGCCAGCGCTGGCGGTTTCGCCACCTAACTCTTTCGCGATCTCACCTTTGATGCCTTTAGCCGTCGGGACGATCTGCACATAAGCTTTTCCAATTTCAGCCATCGATAGCCCCCTTTATAAGTTTTGCCCGCATTGCTTCAAAATCGGCTGATGTATCGAATCCCATGATTTCCTTTTCTTCTGTTTCCTCTGAAACAAGGAAATTCGGCAGAATTTGCGCCGGACGGTTTCGATTCTTCGCCGCATCCTTTGTCTGCATCCATAAAAGCATATTCAGCGTGTCAAGCTGCGCCGCCAGCATCACCCGAACAGGGGACGCTTTCAGGCCCGCAACGCGCATCTTTGTTCGTGATTCATCGGGCAAACCAAAAGCGAGGATCGCCGCGTATCGTCCCGGCAACCCCCGCCAATCATAGATGTGATAATATTGTGCAAAGTCGCAAATTAGATCATCCTCACCGGTTGCGACAGAATCAGCGAGGAAAATTATTTTTTTATCTTCTCGGACAGCTTGCGGAAAATGTCGGTAATCTCGTTATTAACCCGGACAGTTTCGACCCGGCCCTTTTCATTCCGGCAATGGTCGTAAAGCTGTTTTTTGCCGTCTGTACCGAACATCATTTTAACGACCTTGCTAATTGCAATCGGGTTTTCTTCCAGCTCTGCGAGAGCATCGATCAACTCCATATCGTCAAAAACATTTTCGTCAATGTCCAGTTTCAGCCCGGTTTCGGTTGTAATCTTCATACCGTCACCCCCGAATTATGATGCTGCCTTGATATATTCGTAATGAGTATTGCCGGATGCATCCGGGAACGCGGTAATAGTGATACCATAACCAACAACCTCATTATCAACGTATGTTATATCCTCTGTGCTAGTTACCTTGCCGTTAGGAATTACAATACGCTTAAGGGCGCCGTTTCGCATGATCATATCAATGACCCATGCCTTTTCCGGCAGCTCATTGCCGTTTGCGGTGATCGTGATTCCATCCGCAAGTGTTCCGGTTACGTTAGAATCGCCAAAATAAGCCTTAAGAACGGCGATATTAAGGGATTCAATCAGCACGGTGCTAAATGTATCGGTTTTCTCGTCCTGGATGGACAGAACAATATCACCGCCCCATGCTTTAATATCTTCCGTGTTTCTCTCGCTGGAATTCGTCAGACCCTCATCAGAACAATATCCAAGGTTTTCGAATCCGGTGGGAAGTGGGCTTGTTGCGTTTGTCGGAAGTGTTAAAGAAGTAGCGCCCACGGAAATAGCACCCGCGATTTTCGGCTTTCCAGCGCTTACATTTGCCACAGTAGACATATATTGTTTACCTCCTAATAATGCGTGATAACAAACACGGCTTGATAGCGATAACGCTTTGTCGCTGTGTCTGTATAGTTATAATCGCTGTTCAGCGATACGGCCGTTATTTCGTCCAGGCTGACGGAATCAAAGACCGCCTGTTTTACTTGTTCGTTCAGCGTTGCCGCTTCGTACATGGTGCCGCCGTAAGACTGGATCGCAAAATTAGCAGATGGTAAATGGTTATCCATAGACGATCCGACTTTTTCGATAACAACGCATGATTGCGGCGGGTTCGGCGGCAGCTCCATATAAACCGGAACATCTAACGCCCCGGAAAGATAATTTAAAAGTGTAACCTCAATCAATGCAATCACCTACTTTTTGAAGCTCAACCCGGCAGAACTGGCGGCAGACAAAAGCGCATTTGCTTTTTTCGGGTCCTTCCCGCGTACATCTTGAACAGCGATCCAATTGATGGTTCGTGTCTGTTCAACGCTGGCGCCGGTGCTTCTCGCGATGGCTTCCCCCGCTGCCCTTAACGCGCTCTGAATTCCGGGGGATTTCATCATTTCATTGATTCCGGCTAAATTAAGTTCTACTTCAACATCTTTAGCCATAGCGCTCGACCCTAACCTTTTTATGCCATGCAAGCGGAATATTAGCCTCAATGCCCTCAATGGTAAATCCGAAAGTCTTATATTTCTGACCGAAAAATTCGACCGTCGAATCTTCCCAATGATGCAGATCCCCTTTAGGGATGCCCAGCATATACGCAATCTTTTTCCCGTAAAGGTTAACCGAATCGGTTATATCGTCTGTTGTGGGTTCTCCAATCAAGACATTTTCAACCTCTACCGGGGATTCCGTATAAATGGGGTTATTGAAGCCGTCAACGCCGCTTTGCGTTTTCTCATAAAGGATTACTGTTGATCCGACAATTGCCATAACTGCACCGCCCCGATTGACTGCCGCAAAAGGCCCAGCTTTTTAAGGTCGTTATTCATAATCGCGTTGGCAATGCCGCCGCCAGGAACCGCATAAGTTCCCGACCATGAATAGCCTAAACCGCTCTGTGATTCCTGGCTCATTGCTTCGCCGGTCGTGTTCTGCCGTAAAACGCGGGAAACAATATCAACCGTTACAAGCTTTAGCATGGAAGCATAAGCCGTATCATCTGCCGCTTTGCTGTCCAAATCTACATTTACATTTTGGGCGCAGACCCGCAACGCATCCGACACAAGCGGAAGCAGCGCCGCCGCCCGTGTCGATTCATCCGCCGATAAGGGACGCCACAAAACTATAATATCTTCTGTTGTGGCGAAATCAGCCATTTTTAGCCCTCCCTTTTTTGACGGTGCGCGGCGTGTCATCCGCTTTTTTCTCTTCCGGCGGGGCGAGGGTAACGGTTACCCAATTACCCCCATTGCATACGCTTTCAGATTCGAATTCTGCGCCCGTTTTCACGTTGCGATAAAGCATATTAGCCCCTTTCTATTAAGTCGTGGCGATAACTCTTGCAAAAGCTTCCGGCACCAGGATGCCCCAACCAACATAAGCTTCGCCACGAAGATAAATCTGGTTATGGCCCTTAAGATCTCCGGCATCGGAATCGTTATCCGGGTTGCCGTATTCGATAACCTCGATCGGGATGTTCTTTGCATAACCCCACTTGAAGAAATCGCGGAAGTTTCCAAGGATAGCACGATCCGCGCTAGAATTTGCGGAAACGGTGCTATTGTTATCAACCGGCAGACCGTTAATAACGCCCGGATTGGCACCCCATGCAAGTTCCGGGAAAAGGGCCTCGTTGCTACCGGTTCCCTTCTTAAGCTGGGAAAGAGCGGTGCGCATCGCCGGGGCCATAGCCATTCCGGTTACCTCATGTTCGTTACCCTCAACCAGCGCGATCGCGGCCTCGATGTTATCGTTAGCGGTTGCGGCGGCAAAGTTAACGGTCTGTGATACCTGGGCATCAAAATGCATATTCCCGATGGTGTTGGTTGCGGCGGTGCCGGTACGCGGGTTCACGCCGTGGAAAGCCATAATATCAATACCACGGGCCAGCTTTTTAGCAAAGCCGTCGGCAAATGTGCGCAGATACTGAATCTGCTTTTCCTCTGCTGCATATTTGAACTCATCAGATACGCGCATACCGTATTCAACCTTGATCGGAACAATGCTCTTAGTTCCCATAGTGCCGCCGCCGTTGGACTTCGGGCCGTTCTCTGCTACGATGTCGATTTCCTTATCAAGACTGAAAGTAAAAATAGTTTCACCGTCAAAAGCAATCGGCTCCGCGCCGGAAAGCTTCGCAAGGCTGGATTTGCCGCGAACAAGATTGAACATTTCGCCTGTAAGTTCCTTCGGAAAAAGGGAACCTCTAGAAAGTACGTTAGCCATAATATGATCTCCTTTTAATTAATTTGAATTGTTGAGCTGCGCAAGAACATTTAACAGCGCCGCATCAGTTTTATTTGTTGCTGTTACCGGGTCCGCGCTTCTAAGCGGCGGCGCGCTCTTTGTGAAGAATGCCGCGAAGGTTTCCGCATCTTTGCGGATGTCTTCCTCTGTTTCTCCAACAAGCCGCCCCGCTAATTCAAGCGGTACGCCGTTTTCATGTGCAATCTTAGCCTTTAGCATGCTAGTTTCGGCCTTGTTGGCCCGCGCTGTTAACTCGGAAATATTGGCATCGGCTGCGGAAAGTTTTTCCGTAAGGGTTTTAATCTGCCCGGCAAAGTCTTTCTTTTCGATTTCGTCATATCTTGCCGCCTTTTCTTTCAGCGTTTCGAAATCTGCGTATTTCTTTTCCGTGGCGTCGCGTTCCCTTTTGAGCCGTTCGCCGATAATCCGATCAAGTTCTTCCTGTGTTTCAATTGCTTTGAATTCTGCCATTTTAAAACCTCCCCGTTTTCCGTCGGTCACGTTAATGTATTAAAAAAGCGCCCCTTTAAAAGGCACTCTTTAATAGCTGATATTTTGTTTTGTTCTTTCCTTATCTGTCGATGCTAACCAATGCGCCAGGATTACGCTATCAAGCAGAGAAACATCTATGCCGTCATTGATTGACCGATACCCGAAACCGCCTTTGCTACCAATGGCGCGTTTTTCGCAATTCGATACCGATTGCGCAAGGGATATTTGCCCGGTATGGCAAATCGTTTTGCCGAATAAGCCGCGCTCAAACATTGAATTGGCAAGAATGATTTCTTGCACGTTCGGAAGAATCGGCGGTTTAAAGCCGTATTGTTTCATGTCGTCAGCAAGCATTTTTTGACCGCTGGCGCCATCCACGGCAACGCCCGCCACCTTTGGATTGTGGAAGTATTCAAACATCCACCCGAAACCGGCACGAACAGAAACACAATCGATTGACTCGACAAAGATCCGCCCGTCCTTTGTTTTTGCGGCAATCGCCAACGCTGCATTTGCGCCGTCATGCCCGAATTTCACGCCTAAATAGCGTTTGTTTTCCAGTTCCGGCACCTCATCAACCTTTAGTTCTGCCCATTCTTCCGCGCTGATTGCGGATTTTTGGTTATAGGTTATCCACAGCCCTAAACGCTGAATGTTGAAATCAACGATATCGCTTCTGATTTCGGCTTTTATGTTTCTTTCCGTTAGGATGGTTCCTAATGACGGGTTTGTTTCATACCACAAATCAACATTTCGGATATCTTGCGTTTGGCGGTCTATAGACCATTCAGCCCATCCGGCATCCTCTGCCATCCCGGACAGGATGTCCGTTCTTAGCTTTGGGAACACGTTTCCGCCGCTTGTGGCGGTTGGCGGTGTGCCGGTAAAAATGGTTTGCGGGTTTTTAGAATCCGTAACCGTATATGTCAGCGCTGATTCTTGCTTTTCGGTGTATTCCTGTGCCTCATCGATTACCAGTAAATCGAATCCCTCACCTAATCCGCCGTTGTTGGTACGGGTTCGGAAGTGCGCCACGCCGCCGCCGGTTAACTCGATGCTTTCCAGGCCGTAAACCTTAGAAGCATAAAAGGACCGTTTCGGCATCTCCTTTTTCTTTCGGGTGACTTCCTCATAACCGGCATCAACTAACAGCCGGAATAATCTTTCGTATGCGCTATGGCTTGTTGTGGTTCGGTGTGCTGTGTGACAAATTCGCTCACCGTTCACAAGGCCGTACATTTCGCGTATTACGATTACTTCGTTTTTTCCGTTTCGGCGGGGGACCGCTAAACCGTATTTTGTATGCGTCCATAAGCCGTCATCGGTTTCGGCAAGCAGATTATTAACCTGTAAAACTTGCCATTCTTGCGCCGTGCGACCTGTGGAATTGTATAAATCTATAGCTTCTGCACCATGCGTAACAGAATAAGGAACTATAACCGATTGCGTGGGAGTTTGGCGGCCTAATCGCGCCATTCGCCCACCTCCCTATTCTGCCGGGTCTTTGTTCCTTTTGCTCATGCTATTTCCTCCATTATCTTTTTGCAAAGCGGCGTTCAATTTCGCGCTGTTTGTGAAGCTGCACATTAAATTCTATCGCCGCTTGTTTTTCGGTATAGCCTTGTTTGACTTTTTCCGCGATATACTTTTGCCGCAAATCATTTGTGATCCGGGTTTCTTTCGCTATCCGCTCATTTTCGCGTTGTTTCGCAAGGTTTGCGGCCTCTCGCGCCCGTTCTGCCGGTGTTTTATTGTCCGCCGCGACATTCTCCCGTCTAGATTGTAATTCTTCGTCTGATGCCGTCCAGCGGGCCTTACTCCAAACATCCTGTTTCCCCTTGGATGATTCAAAGACAACCGAACAACGGCAGAACTCATGACGCTGAAATATTTCTTTCGGGGTGTTGGGGTAAGCATAAACACCCGCCAGCGAAGAACACCAATCGCACGGAATATCATATTTCCGCCCTTTGGATGTTCTGACGGCGGAATGTTCGACCGACCGAACTATTTTTTCTTCTAGCCCGGCTTTGTATCGAAAATCCGCATTCGCTTTCATGTAATCATCAGAAAATGATTCCGTGATATTAACAATCGGTTCCCCTAACCATTTAAACGGGTTGTCGGGGTCGTTTGCTATCAGATTCAATAAGCCGTTGGCCCGTTCTTCCGGGAAATCGGCATGAACCGCCGCAATGCTGATATTTTCGGCAGCGTTTACAATTTCTTGTATTTGTTCGGCGGTGGAATTCACAAGGTTATAATTTCGCGTCAGAAACGGCTTTATAACCCTATTTGCGATATTCCAGTATATTTTGCCGTCCGGCATCATATCGACCCGCATAAACTGCCGTAGCGCGTCTGAAAGTAATTCACCAAGCGCCACAGACTGCCCATGTATATCGGCAAGGGTCGCGGTTCCGTTCTCAATCTTCCGGGCGATGGTTCGGAACCGTGGATCGCGTAAAAGCCCCTTTTCGAACTCTCGCCGGATGTCCTCAATCAGTTCCGGCACGATATCAACAGCCATTAGATACCCGTCATTTCAAAAATTTTATTCTCATCGACATAGCCCGGTAATGCCGTATTAATCTTCCCGATTCCGTCACCGATAGCGCCCAGCATGGAAGCGTCAGCGCCGAACGCCGGGAACCATTGCGGGGTGGTAAGATAGATTTGCTGGCGCTGGTACTTGTAATTATCGCGCATACAAACCGCCAAATAACCCACGTTTAAAAGGCCTGTTCCGAATGTTTTCTGCGCCCGTCGTGCCGTTAACCGTAAATTCTCATGGGCCGCTTTGATGGCTTCCGCGCTCGACGGGTTCGCGGTGGCAAAACCTAAATCATCAAGCGTTAACCCGGTTTCACCGGCAAACAGCGCGGCGAACTGCCTTAATTGCTCTGTGTGCGGTGTCATGCTCTGTTGCTGGAACTGTCCAACCTTCACATGATCGGTTCCGTCCTGGTTAATCGTGAACTGCATCATGGCGGATGCAGCCGCCGCCCATTTTTCAAGCTTGTTTTCCGCTGAATCATCAAGGCCGGTAACATATTTCTGTGGGAACGAATAGAATTCGGCGGTAATCTCTGACCGCTTGATCGTTCTCAACGCTGAACCGATGATTGACATACAAGCGCGGGAAATCCGGGAATGCCCGAACGGCCTATGCGCATCCGGGCGGAACACAATCGGAACAAGCAGCGGATAAGGCGCTGGATTATTTCGGTACTCCACCAGGACGCCGTTATGATAATATGCTGTCCATTCGAAAGTAAAATAGGCCTCGTCAATCGGGTTCCCGTACTCATCGCGGGAAAGTACCGCGTATCCCTCTGTAAGCATTCCGGTTATCGGGTCAATGATGCCGGTTGCATCCCCGCCGTCGATGACCTGTAAACGTGGGAACCCGGTATCGTCTGCGCTGATATAGACGAAATCACAGGATGTTATCAGCGCTCCAAGTATCGCCGAATGGAAGAACGTGTCACGATTGTTCAAGTCGAAAACTTGATTCATCCCGAATACATCATCTTTCATCTGCCGGAACTCTAACCGATCCGCCAGGGAATCAACCGCTTTAGCCGCCCAGCCTAGCACCGCATTCCAATACTTTAAATCCGGCGGCGTGGAAATCCCGAAATCTATTGTTAAGTTTTTCATTTCATAGTAGCCATACCGCATTATTACCCTTATGCGCTTATGTGCTAACTTGTCTTTTAGATATGCTAACCCTTTGTATTCCATTTCGCTCTCCGGTTCATCTCAGATATCTGCATA